ATAACTTAAAATAACCACAATCCGGTGGTAATGCCAGGTTATGTTAACCGAACCGAAAGAGGTAAATATGATTAGAACTACATGGAGATCAGGTATGTGGATTGGCAGCACATTACTGAACAGTAAAGTATACAAAGCTGCTAAACGTAAAGGTGTCTGGTATTATAGACTATTACTATCAGATGACTTTGCAAAGACTATGGGCGATATCTATGACTTAAATGTTATGGAACGCAAATTAAAAGGATTATCTAAATTAAAGAAAAGAGTATTTAATGTAGATGATGATGGCAATATATGGGATCCAACAACTGGTGAAATATTTGGCAATCTACATGCTTTTACACCAAAACAAGCTGCACCTAAATCAGAGCCGAAAGCTGACTTTGATTTTGAAAATACAGTTTCAGAACTTATAATTAAACATTATGGTGAAGAAGATGTAAGTGCTATTGCAGCTGCTGTTAATAGAGAACTAATGGATAAGTATGATTATGTATCTTCTATGGAAGAAGATGAACAGATTACTGACATGATTAACGAATATACAGCGAGTTTAAGATAATGCCTATTATAGACATAATCATAATAGTAATAGTGGGTATTACTATGGTTTACATACAAGCGAGGAAATGATGAGTAAAACAGGTACATGGTTTTTAGAAATGACCGAATATGCAGCAGAATCTACAAGAGAAGAATTTATCAAAAAGTATGGTGAATCTAATGTAGACATATGGGATAATGCTAAAAGAGAAGATTTAGAACATGAATTAATACCGAGTGTTAGTGATGTTCAAAAAGAATTAAACAAACAGGAGGACAGATGACTGAAAAATCTACATATACTGGATTAGAACATTTTGACAAAGTACAAGAACTAAATGAAAAAGTACAAGATATTCATTATTCTTTTACTAAAAAAATAGCAGATGTTGTTATTGATGTACAAACAAGACTTGTTTCATGTGAAAATGCTATCTTAAAATTAGAAGAAAGATTAAAGAAAGTAGAATTTGAAGATGAGCATGATATGAAATCTATTGGAGGAACAACAGATGACTGAAGAACAAATTACTGCTAGAAAAGTAGCAGATCTAAATGATCAATTACGCAAAGATATGTTTACTGGTAATATGCTTAAAAAAGAAAATCTAAAAAACAAAATAGTATTAACACCTGGCATTGCTAGTTTAAATCTTAAAGATAAAGAAAAAGTATTTGCTTCTGTTAAATATTTTGGCAACTTTACTAAAGATAATAACCCTTATGGTGAAAAAGATTTTGGTGCATTTAACTTTAAGAAAGAAAGATATAATTGGAAAATAGATTATTATGATAATGATATGAAATATCTTAGTCCTGATAAAACTGATCCAAAACAAACAGTTAGAGTACTCACTATAATGAAAGCTAGTGAATACTAAGAACATTCTACAGAACTCAAGTGAGCTAGCTACTCACAGGTAGTATACTGCCTACAAAGAAAGTATATAGTAGAATTAGGGAGTATGAAGTGTCCACTGGTCGCAAGATTACTCCCCCAATGGTTTTAGCGTAGCTTGACAAACCGAACTATATTCAGATATTAAAAGCTATGTCTAATAAAGAACTAGGTATATTTTTTGACACAGTTATACCACAATTTGTAGAACGCAGAAAAAACCTAGGTTTATCACAATCAAGGCTTGATGAAATGATTGGTTGTGCTAGAGGTTTAGTATCTAAATGGGAAGTAGGTATAAGAAAACCTAGTGGATTTCTATTTTGTTGTTGGGCCAATGCGTTAGAATGTCATATAAAAATAAAACCAAAAAAAACCGAATTAAAGTCGGAACACATTTCGACACATTAACGCCACATAATAAACTTATATATAAAGAAAAAAATCAACCGAGTGGCTGTAGCTGCAAGGGTGATGATTTAGTATATGGCGATGGCATATATTGGTATTGTGGCAAATGTCATATGAATAAATGGGGGAAAAATGATTGAAATACTAACATTCATAGATGAATTAAAAGAACTAAAACCAGTAGTAATATCTTTAGATGATAATGTAGAAGATACTGGTGTTAAAATAAATAAATTAATAAAAAAGTATGAAGATATGATGGAAGCATTTGAGAATGATTTTCCTAAATATTTAACAATGAAAGGAATTAAATGACTAAAACAAGTCCTAGTTATTACCATAACAATAAACCAGAACTAACCGAATTGATAAGAGCTTGGGGTTTAGATTTTTGTGAAGGAAATGCTGTAAAATATATTCGCAGACATAGGAAAAAAAATAAAGAACAAGATATACTGAAAGCAATTTGGTATTTAACAAATATACTGGAGAAAGAATATGGGAATAACTCTGCTGAAAGCATTAGGAAAGCAATTACAGAAATTGAACATCAGACTACCATCGAAACATCAAGACCATATAGATAGAAAGCGTAGTCTACAAAATTTTGTTATGGTATTGGCTATACAATATTTAGAATCAGATATGTATAGATATTTTGCCAAACATTATATGAGTCAGCGTGTGGCTGATAATCGTAAAGTAAAACCAATTGAAGATTATATATGGAGAAGATACAAACATGGGAAGTCAACTAGGGATTTGGAGAGAGATCAACGAAATGTATACAGACGACAACAAATTAGAGAAAGGAGCTCTGACTAGATGGGAAAAGGAAATGGAAAACTTAAACCACCCAAAAGACCAACAGGCATTGGAGGTACTGATGCAATCCGTCTTGTTGCTGGAGAGTGGAAAGACCTTTGGCTTGAGAAAACTGGTGCAGTCGAAAGAAAAGATCTTTCAAGTGTATTGCCAGTTCAACTTGGAATATTTACAGAAGAATTTAACAGAAGATGGTATCAAGAGGTTAGTGGAGAAAGAGTTGTTAATATAGGTAATATATTTACACACCCACAATATGATTACATCTATGGTAGTTTAGATGGTGTAGCAAAAGGCAAAGTCTTTGAAGCTAAACATGTAAACGCATTTGTTAAAGATCAAAATATTATAGATAAATATTATCCTCAAGTACAACACTACATGATGGTAACAGGTTTTAGTAAAGCTGTGCTATCTGTGTTAAGAGGTAATTTAGGTTATAATGTTTTTACTATTGAAAAGGATAAACCTTTTCAAAAGAAATTAGAAATCGCTTGTCATTTATTTTGGTTTCATGTGATGAATAACATACAGCCACCAGAATATATTGACTTCGATCTTATGGGGAGAATAAATAATGAACAAGACATCGAGAATCACTTTGGAGAAGAAATATCCTCTGACGGCTGGTTACAAGGAAAACTCAACTAGCAAAGAGGCAGCCAAAAAAATAAATTCTAGAGCAGCTAATCTGCGAACAGAATGTCTAGATATAGTAAAAAATTCAGGTAATTATGGTGCTACACCAGAAGAAGTAGCAGCACTATTATCAGAAAGTATACTATCAATTAGACCACGATTTACCGAGCTTAAGTTATTGGAATATATAATAGATTCTGGTAATAGAAGAAAAAATAGTTTCGGTAGTAACACTAAAGTATGGAGGTACAATGACAACAGATAAAAGAAATGTATGGGATAGTTTAAAAGAAACTGATCCTAGATTTACTAAACGCATCAATAAAGGTTTTGGTGAAATAACTACTATTGATCCACAATGGCAGATTATGAAAATGACAGAACAGTTTGGCCCAGTAGGTACTGGTTGGACATACCGAGTTGATTATACTTATCATGGTATGGACAGTAATCAAACTGCTGTTGTAGCTGCTGAAGTATCAGTAGCAATTAATAAAAACAAAGAAGGCTTTTGGGATTTCTATGGGCCAGTTTGTTCACCTTTAAAAATGTATAGAAAAACTGGTGCATTAGATGACGAAGCACCAAAGAAAGCTATGACAGATGCATTAACAAAAGCGTTCAGTCACTTAGGACTTTGTTCTGATATATTTATGGGCAAATTTGATGATTCAAAATATGTTCAAAAGTTAGAAGAAAAATATTCTAACAAATCAGATCCAAGCAAAGTTACTAAAACTACATAGTCGCCTAATAACTGGGGATAGCGTACAGGTCAGTTATTGGGCATGATGTTCTCATTGCCTGTACGCAACTAAAAGGAGTAACTATGAATTATAAAGATAAATTTAAAGATCCAATAGTTTATGATAAATCTTTTGTTATTTATTCTTGTGATAAAGATTTAACAGCAGAAGAATTAAATAAAATATTAAAAGAATTTAATGTAACTACAAGAGAACTAACAGATGACGAAGTTATCTATCATATATAGGAGGAAATATGACAGTAAATGATTTACTACATTCATTGGTATTACAAGGTCATAAAATACCAACTAAATTAATACCACCAATAGAAGCTGAATATTATTCTAACAGTAAAAAAGAATATAAAACAGTAGGTGAAATGGATTTATTTCATTTGTTATTTGCCTTTATAAAAGGTGTAGACAGTGATGTAAAAACCCAAGAAAATACTGATAGAGCTTTAACAATTAATAAAGCTGATATAAGATGGCATGTAAGAAGTGCTTACACTGCTTTAAATAATATAGAAGGAGTCTTAGATGATAAATAAAGTAATCCTATTAGGTCGTGTTGGTAGCGATCCTGAAGTAAAAGTATCTACCAGAGAAGAAAAGTTTGCTGGTTTTTCATTAGCAACTTCAGAAAGATTTAAAAATAAATCTGGTGAGTGGCAAGAAAAAACACAATGGCATAGACTTGTATGCTGGGATCCTAACATTGCAAAAACAATAGAGCAATATGTTAAAAAAGGCACTATGTTATACATAGAAGGTCAAATAGAAACCAGACAGTATGACCACAATGGTGAAACTAAATATGTAACAGAAATAATTGTACCTAGATACAAAGGTATTCTTAAAATGATTGGGGGCAAGAGTGACAGTTCTAAAGTTTCAACGCAAACTAACACTAGAACAGAGGGTCCAACAGAAGATATCCCGTTCTAATTTTTATGAATGTTCTTCATGTGATAAAAAATATATGCAAGATAATCTTATAGCATTTATTCCTACTAACCAAAACAGTAATGATAACTGTGATTGGTATTGTATTAGATGCTATAATAAAAAGTTTAATACTTAGACATGGTAGGGAGCCTCCTTTCTCATACTGATATGATGCCAGAGGTTGTTTTTAATTTTTTAATTACTCTATAATTATATCGCAAGTATTAAAATAGGGGGAATATAGCTGATATATCTATAAACCCCCTTTTTTTCATTAATGGGAGGATAATGAAACTCTTGTGTGTGATTGTACCTAAACCGTACAATTACCCTTTGTATGCTCAATTATGAGCTACTTTTTAACTAAACTTCCTCCAAAATATAGTCCAATGATAGCTGACATCAAATGAGTGTCTAATGGAGTGATTACCACACCAAAAAATTCTTTATCCATAACTATCTCTTTCTTTTCTATTAAAAAAAGAAATCCTCTAGAAAATTCTGTCCATGTTAACCATACTGAAGTATCGAAAAATACTGGAACAATTTTCGGCCAGGCAATAATAAAAAACACAGCAGTCAATGCTATGATCCTACGAGTAAATTGAAAACCTTTGTTATCAAAATTTCTAGCATCGCTAATATGTTTCATTTGGTTATCAGCTCTTGCCAATAACATTTTCTGTTCGTCTTGTTTTGCTTTAATTGATTGCGACCATATAGACATAAAACCACCCAACAACGAACTGCCAAGCATAGTAATCATTTCTACTGGTAAGCCACCCAACATTAAAACACCATATTATATAAAATCATTAAAATAATAATTACTAGTACACCTACTGCAATTTTACCTTTACGACTTAATGAATAAAGATTTAATTTATTCAACAAATTTTTAATCATATTCCCTCTCTAATCTATCCATAGAAATAAAATTTACTTCTTGGACATGGTTATCCCAAATGCCCAGCTCAGTAATACACCAAGACCAGCCATTCATATTTAACTTAGCATATTCTTCTATATGACCATAAGGCAAAGAGCAACCGACATTTACGATCCTTACCCATTTGTCGTACCCTATCTTAATAGCCTTCCAATCCCTAGCTTTATGCGTATGACCGAATACTAAGTCATGTATACTGTCATTTCCTATCTGTACTTCAGCGTTTTTACCACCATATTCTTTGCCCATTATATTTAATGGTGCATGAACAAAGCCTACACCAGCTATAAATTTAAATTCACCATATTCAGATACATTCCAACCGTATTCCTCAAATGAAGAATATAATTGATGTTTCATCATACCTTCTATTTCAGGTATATTTTCTTCAAATCTATGTATACGCAGCTCATGGTTTCCCATACAAAAATGTTTAGGATAATCTTTAATATATTTATCTAAAATTTTTAAAGCCGAACGCATAGATGATATATCTACCATAAAAGCATCTTTTAATTTACCTTGTTGTGTACTATTTTTTTGAAAAAAACTAAGAGAATCTAAACTAGAAAAATCTCCTATATGAACAATATAATCTGGTTTTGATTTACGAATGTGCTTACCAATCCAATGAAACCTATTCTTAGGAATGTTTGGACTGTCATGGGTATCACCAATAACAAGGACTTTGTGTCCTTTAAATTTCATTTAACCGTTATAATTAAATAACTTCAAGGTTGTAAAGATAATAATAAGGATAGATCCTATCCAAGCTACAGCTTTTAATGCTCCTCTACCAGTAGCCATTTCTTGTTTTAACTGGGAAACTTCTTCTTTATTAGCACGAACATCAGACTTAATCTCATCAAGAGTTTTAGTTATCTGTATGTATTGCTGTTCCCAATTAGACATCAGATCCTCTACTACCACATCTAAATATAACAGTTAATCTTCTTTCTTTCATATCAGAATCAAGATAATTTGCTAAATTATTTTTTGCTAAATTACATTCTAAATTATCTTTAAAATGTAAAGGTACTTCACCTTTAAAACAAAGCGTTTGATCTAGCTCACCTACATTGAGCATACAAATCATAGCATATATTTTAAACATTAATATTTATCTTCTATAATTTTATAAATCTTTAAATTTCCTTCTGAATCTTCTCTAAGCTCTGCTTTAACTTTACCACATTCATAACGTATACGATTGGTTCTGTTTTCTGCTAAATTCCTCTCTGCCTGGCGCTTAGCTTTTAGGCACTCTGATAATCCGTCTGTCATCATATGGCCGTCTAACGAACCGTTGACAAACATACATAAACTAAAAACATACTCAATGACCATTTTTATTCTCCCTTACTTTATCTTTTAATTTTTCCACATCTCCTTGTAGTTTTAAAACTTGAGTTTTTAAAAAATCAATATTTACTGTATTGCTCATCATACTTTCCATTTCAGCTTGTAAACTTTCTAATTGGGATGCCATAAACTCTATTAACATATACTGTTCTGAATCAGCAGGCAAGCTTCCCATCTCGCCTCTGGGCCACTTAATTCTAAATTCTGTATTTTTTTCTACATCT